GAGAGGCAAGAACTTAGAGCATCTCAGGATTTATTAAAATTAAAGAAGCAAGAAGTAACCACATTAAAGGCTAAGACTGCTTTAGATCAATTAAAAGAAAAATTTGATATAGAACTAATTGGCTTACAAAAAGCACGTAATGAAGCCACTACAGATGAGGTCAAAGCAAGATTAGATGGCTTGATCGCTATTGCTAAGAATGATGATGCATTAGCCAAAAAAGCATTAGTAGAATTAAAAGCAGCCGAAGAGTTACAAAAATTAGCAGATGCGGCTAAAAAAGCAGCCGATAGTCTGGGCACATTTGATCCAGCCAAATTTAGAATGGGCGAGAATAAAGATCTAGGCATGGATGCTTTACAGATATTAGCCGCACTAACCGCTATGCAAGGTGCTGCAAGTGGTTTAGCACCTTTAGCTGGTATGGGTACTAAAGCTGGCAAGGCAGCCGACACATTAGCCTATGGCCAAAAATACACAGATCTCAACGAGGTATTAACTGGTGGTAGCGTATTTGATCCAAGTTTCTTTAGACGTGGTGAATCAGCAGATTTAAGAATAACTGTAGATACAGCTGCTACAGGCGACAGATTCGCAGCATTAATAGCAGAGAGTTTACAGATAGCCCAGAAGTCTGGCGTATCGTATGGTATCGCTGGCGGTTTGTAATGACAGTACCTGTAGTAAATGCTTTCATAAACTTTAGCACTGGGCCATCATTCGCTCAAGCTATGATATTAGACCAAGGCATATTAGGCACAAATATATTAGGCGATAGTGCATCTATTATTGTTGATGTATCAAATCAAATAAACAGAATTGAAACCAAGCGAGGCCGTAACGCTTTGATAGATCAATTTCAAACTGGCACACTTACCTTGCGCATAGTAGATCAGAATGGCGATTTTAACCCACAGAATCCATCTAGCCCATACTTTACATATTTAACACCTATGAAGAAGGTGCAGATTACTGCTACATATAACAGCGTTACTTATCCTATATTTTCAGGATTTATTACAAGCTACGTTACTACCTATCCTAGAGAAGCAGAAGATGTAGCCTATACAACCATACAAGCTGTAGATGCTTTCAGACTTGCTTACAATGCACAAATAAGCACTGTTGCAGGTGCTACTGCTGGTGATCTATCAGGTACACGTATTAACCAGATATTAGATGAAATTGACTGGCCAGCGACTATGCGTGATGTCGATGCAGGTTTAACTACATTACAGGCAGATCCTGGCACAAATAGAACTGCATTACAGGCCATGACTACTGTGTCAGAATCAGAATATGGCGCATTATATGTAGATGAAAGCGGATCGTTTGTATTTCAGGATAGAGCAGTTACAGCTGGATCTATCGGTGGCACACCCACAGTATTTAATGATGATGGCACAGGCATACCTTACGCAGATGCTCAATGGATATTAAACGATGTGCTTATATTTAACAAGGCTACAATTACTCGAGCTGGTGGATCACCACAGGTAGCATTAAACCAAGCATCTATAGATAAATACTTTTTGCATAGTTATTTCTTAGATAATCTTTTAATGCAAAGCGATGCAGTGGCGCTAGATTATGCCCAGGCTTATGTGGCTAGTAGGCAAGAAACCTCGATCCGAGTGGACAATATAACCCTGGATCTATACACGCCTAACTACAACAGTGGAGTAATAGCAGCTCTAAATCTAGATTTTTTTGATCCGATTACAGTGAGTACTACCCAGCCAGGCGGTAGCGTAATTAGTAAGACTTTACAGATTTTTGGGGTTGCCATGAATATAACCCCGAATAGTTGGAAAACCACATTCACGACACTAGAGCCCGTTATAGATGCATTTATCCTAAATAATAGCATTTATGGCACTTTAGACTATAATGTCCTAAGTTACTAAGGAGTAGAGATGGCAGCAGGTTTAGGGTTTAAGGATTTTACTACAGGCGAGGTATTAACCGCAGCCGATGTAGATGGCTATTTAATGCAAGGCGTGTGGGTATTCGCTAGCGCCGCAGCTAGAGATGCAGCTGTTACATCACCAGAAGAAGGTAACTTTGCATACCTTAAAGATACAAACGTTACAACTTATTACACAGGATCTGCCTGGGCTAATTTAGATACTACAGGTATGACTAATCCAATGACCACTACTGGCGATACTATTTATTCTTCAAGTGGATCGACACCTGCCCGCCTCGGAATTGGTAGCACTGGAGATGTGCTTACAGTCGCTGGCGGTGTGCCAAGTTGGGCTGCTCCTTCTGGTGGCGGTGGTATGACTTTAATAAATACTGGTGGCACTACTTTAACTGGAGCATCGGTAACAATATCATCTTTGCCAGCAATCTATAATGATTTACAAATAGTTGTTAGAAATTTCAAACCAGCATCAGATCAGGCTTTGATGCTGCGTTTTAATGGTGATTCAGCAAACCGATATGATTATGTTGATGTTAATGGAACTGGTAATTTTAGCGCTGCTCAAATTGTAATTAGTTATTCAAATGACAACGGAACCGCTGAGGGATTAAGCGTTATTGATGTTCCAGATTATGCAAACACGACTACTTGGAAAACTTTATCGGCTAATAGTTGGGAAAATGATCCGACTACTCCAACCAATTATAGATTTACAAATCGTTTTGGTGCATATAATCAAACAGGCGCTATATCATCAATAACCTTACTTCCATCAGGTGGAGTAAATTTTACATCAGGTACAGCCTTTGTATATGGAGTTAAATAATGAGTACACCACAAATTAAAGAATATAATTGCGAAACACAAGAAGAAATTACTAGAGATGCTACAGATGCTGAAATAGCACAAATGGCTAAAGATAAATCAGATGCAGAAGCAGCAAAAGCCGAAGCCAAAACAAAGGCAGCCAAGCGTGCTGAATTGTTATCTAAGTTAGGCATTACCGAAGAAGAAGCAAGAATACTTTTAGGCTAATGAAACCCTGGCTATGTGCAGCTGGTGTGCAGTTAAGAGATCAGATTGATACCTGGTATCCAGATCGCCGCTCTACCAGTGATGGGTGGATTGGTGATGCTCGTCATAGCGCCACCAAATCGGATCATAATCCAGACAAATCTGGGGTCGTCCGAGCCATTGATATTGATTCTCGCCTGGATTCATCCGAGCAGATCTCAATATATCTGGCTGACCAAATCAGAGTCTGTGCGAAAACCGATAAGCGTATATCTTACGTAATCCACAATGGCTTTATAGCATCAAGAGTATTTGGTTTTAAGTGGCGTAGATATCGTGGCATTAACCCACATAAGAAGCACATCCATATTAGCTTTACTAAAGCAGGCGACAAAGACGGCAAAGAATTTGATATACCACTACTAGGGGGAAAAATATGAAAATATCAGAAAAACAAAAGGCAGTACTTAAATCCTATTTTAGAGGGGTTTTAGTATCTTTTTTAACTTTCTTAGCAAGTAATGAATTAGGTTTAGATCCAGCCGTATCTGTGATTGTTGCAGCTTTGGCAGGACCAGCAGCTAGGGCTTTAGACAAATCCGATAATGCTTATGGCATCGGTGCTAATGAAAAATGAGTCCAGCAGAATGGGCTGGCTTTGGCGCTGGCGTTATGGCCGTGCTATCAGGCGGGCTAATCGGATTACGTTTTTTAGTTAAAGGCTGGTTAAGCGAACTTAAGCCAAATTCAGGCAGCAGCTTGGCAGATGCCGTTAATCGAATCGATCAGCGCAGTTCAAGATTAGAAGAGCGTGTCGATCAACTATTCCTTATCATGAATAAGCGACAATAGCAATATGGCAACCGCACGTAAACGCAAGAAGGTTAATAAGCGCAAGGGTAAATACACCCATGAGCAGATTAATACCAAGTTAGATACCTATGCCATTTCGTTGCGTGAGTTTTATTTAAGCTTAAGACGTGCAGGATTTCCAGTAGATCAAGCTCTAGGGATGTGCGATAAAAACGTATTCCCAGACTGGATAGCACCAACCAGTCCAGACTTTGATCCAGTTAATCCAGACCATGACCCCTACGAAGACGAGGACTAATTGCGCAAAATTGCGTTTGTGTCAGATCTGCAAGTACCCTTTTTTAATGAAGCAAGTGTCAAATCAGTAGGCCGTTTTTTAGCTAAGTGGCGGCCTCATAGAACTATCTGCATAGGTGATGAAATTGATTTACCACAGCTAGGCGGTTTTAACGCTGGCACTATCGATGAGATGGTTGGTAACATAAATGACGATAGAAAACAAACACAAGAAGTATTAAGTTACTTAGGGGTAACAGATGTACTGGGGAGTAACCATGGAATCAGACTCTATCGATCAATTAAAAAAAGACTCCCATCTTTCCTCAACTTACCCGAAATGCAGTATGAACGTTTTATGGGATATGACAAGCTCCAGATTAAATTCCACCCATTTGGGCTCGATTGGGCGCCAGGCTGGACAGCCGTTCATGGCGACTCTTTCCCTCTTAGCCAAATTCCTGGACAAACAGCCTTAAATGGGGCTAGAAGGCTTGGTAAGAGCGTAGTCTGTGGGCATACCCATAGATTAGGGTCTGCAGCCTTTACAGAGGCATCTAGAGGCCAATTAGGGCGTACTGTATGGGGTCATGAAGTCGGA